ATATGAAGGCAGCCTATGAAGAACATGGCGGCGGCATCAAGGGCGTAGCAGCGGCGGCTGTAGAAGGCGTGAAGGGATACTACACAGCAGGTTTCACATTCATTGACAACCTGACGGGCGGAAAGCTCACAAACATCAAGAACCAATTCAGTGAGAAGATGTCCGGTGTGGCAAATGCAGTATCATCCGGAATGTCAGCAGCTAAGAACTATGCAAGCACACAGCTCTCCAATATGCAGGCTGCATATCAGTCAAGCGGCGGAGGCATAAAGGGAATTGTAGCAGCAACAATGACAGGAGTACAGGGTACCTTCAGTACAGCATACTCCGTGATAAACAATCTGACAGGTGGGAAGCTTGAGAGTATACGCTCTACTATAAGCAATAAGATACAGGCGGCAAAGGATACGGTCTCTTCAGTTCTTGACAGTATCAAGTCAGCCTTCTCATCAAAACTTGAAGCGGCAAGGTCTGTAGTGTCCAGTACGATTGAGAAAATCAAAGGAGTTTTCAATTTCTCATGGAAGCTTCCGGACTTGAAGCTGCCACATATTAGTGTAAATGGTGGACAGGCACCTTATGGTATCGGCGGAAAAGGTTCATTGCCATCCTTCTCCATCCAATGGTACAAGGAAGGCGGTATCCTGAACGGAGCAACCATCTTTGGAGCAATGGGAGGGAACCTCTTGGGAGGAGGAGAAGCCGGAGCTGAAGCGGTGCTTCCATTGTCCGAACTGTGGAAGCAGATGACAGAGATTGTCAAAGGCGTAGTCAAAGGAGAGAACGAAGAAAGCGGTGATACAGTACAGCAGACCGGGGCAAACATCACAAGTGCTTTGACCTCAAAGGCTGCATCAGTACGAAAGGAAAAGGAAAGCAAGACAACAACCACAAAAGAGACATACACATCAGAGAGATGGGGCAAAGAAGGCGGCACCACCATCCATCAGATTAGCTTCACTGTAGATATAAGCAAGATTAAGGACTTGCCTCTGCTCTACAAGCTGATAGATGAGCTGAAGGATGCACAGAACCGGACAGACAGCCCTACTCCGGCAACAACATAGGAGGTGAGGCGGTATGCTGTATGTGCAGGAAAAGGTAGTGAAGCTTGGAGGTATATATCTTGAAGGTCAGGTCACAAGCGTGGAGGTTCAGGAAGCCGGAAGCGTGTATGTGGCACAGGATGAGAAGGGCAGATACAAGAAGTCACAGCCTGTAGGCTATGAAAATGCCAAGGTGATGATAGACATACTGCTTGAGGACACAAAGACTGCTACCACATTGGAACAGCTCACGGAGATGCAGCGGCTTTTCAAGCCTTATGGTCAGGACAAGCCGAAGCTTCTGCCAATAGTTAATGAAGACTGTGCAGTCCGTGGCATAACAAAGGTATACTTCAAGAGCCTCACCTCTAAGAAGGTTATATCAGAGAGCAAACGGATAGCTTCATTGGAACTGTGGGCTCCTGATATAGCCGGGATAAAGGTGAAAAAGAAGACCACAAAGAAAAAGACTACTAAAAAGAGCACAAAGAGGTCAAAGAGTAAGAAGTCAAAAAGCAAAAGCCCGGCAAAGGACAGCCGGAACACAAGCAGAGGTAAGAAGGCAGCAAGGGCGGCTGTGAAATAGCAGGAGGTGAGAAGCTTGGGATACAAGAAGCTAATATCCCCGGAGTTCCGGGTGACAGTAGGAGACTATGAGGTGACGGATGGTATAGAGGTTGAGTGTTTCTCAAGTAAAGAGTCTCACATGGACTGGTGCCGGGTGGAATTATCACCACAGCTTCAGGGAGTCCTGAAGTTCAAAGATATGGATGAGGCAAGCGTTGAGCTTGGATATGAGGATGACTTTGACAGCCTGATTGATGGATATGTCAGATGCGGTGACACGGACTACTGGAAGGAAATAATGATAAAAGATGACATGATGAAGCTTGACAGAGTGACCATCAAGGCATCCTTTGTAGACTGTGAGCCGCAGGATGTCATCCGGTATGTATTGGCATGTGCAGGGATTGAGGACTATGTGCTGTCTGATGAACATTATGGGAAGAAAGACCTTTTTGTCATTGACAGAAAGAGCGGTATCAATACCATAGCAGAGGTCAACAGCTCATGGGGCATCAAGAACCCGTTCTTCTTTCAGAAAAAGGTATTCTATTGGGGAACCAAGGAAGAACAGAAAGAGATATATGTACTTGAGGAGGGAGAGACCATCCTGTCCCTGAATAAGTACGGAGACCTTTGGGAGGCGGAGACAATAGCCATCCCTTGGATACACCACAGCCAAGAAGTTGAGGTGCAGCACAGCAAATACAGCGGAATTGTAACAGTAGAGAAGACAATAGTGAGAAGTGATGATACCGGAGCGGTACACATGTATATCTATTTTGCAGGAGGTGAGAAGGATGTCTGACATGATGAAGATGTTTGTGGAGCAGGAGCTTCAAAATCAGATAAAAGAGAACTATCCACACATGCAGTATCCGCCCAGCTTATATGCAAAGGTGGTATCTGTGAGACAGAACGGAGAGCTGTATGAAGCAACTATCAAAATACTTGACAAAAACAAGCAGCCTGACATCCGCTTCCCGGAGGTACCGAAGGTGAAAACTGACATACCTGTCCGGAAGAATGAGATTGTGGCAATCGTGCTCATGTATGGTGAGTGCAAGCCTTATATCATAGGGAGGTGCTTCTGATGCAGATAACAGGTGCAAATGATGTAGACATCATGCTTGATGAAGATGGTCAGCCTGTATCAGACGGGAACGGGGACACAGCCCTTGTATCGGATGATGAATGTTGGCTTCAGGATATTAAGAATGAGGCAATGACAGAAGAGGGTGAGCTCTTCTATGAGGATGAGGAAGGGGATGCAAGCTATGGGTGGAGCCTGCTTGACTTTATGCAGGGAGAGTATGATGACTTCACACAGATGGAAATACAGCAGCGTATCCGTTCCAAGATGTCCAAAAGGGACTATATTGATGCCGGAAGCATACAGACAACGGTGAACTTTGACGGTCATATATACCATATCAGGATAGCCTTCCGGAGGACAGACAGCAATAGTGAATATAACATTGACATTGAGAGCAATGGCGTGGAGGTGATTGTGGAATGATAGATGAGAGCATTATGGAGAAGATTATCCCTCTCCCGGATGAAGATGAGGAGATGGAAAAGGTACAGGGAGAGCTTGAGGGTGAAGGCTTTCCTATAACGAACTTCAAAAAGGGCGGCATCTTCTATCACCTTTGCCGGATGCTTGTGACCATATACATAGAGCTGAAAGAGCTTGCCCGTACTATCGTGAATGGATGCTTCATCAAACATGCTGAAGGAGACTGGCTGAAGATTAAGGCTGCCGACTATTCCAAACAGCAGAAGGAGGCAAAGGCAGCAAGAGGTTATGTGAGCATATACAGGAGTGAATACAACAATGCTCTTCAGGTAACAAAAGGACATTGTTTTAAAACAGAACCGGATGCCGGAGGCAATGAGCTGAAGTTCTATTGCTGTGAGAATACGGTCATTGATGCCGGGGAACCTGTAGGAAGAGTGCTTGTGGAGGCTGAAGCTACCGGAACCTATTACAATATAGCACCGGGAAGAATAACCATATCCATGATACACCTTGATGGTGTGGACTATGTGACAAATGATGATGACTGGCTCTTTGAGGAAGGAACTGAAGAGGAAGACCTTGAAGACCTCCGTGACAGATGTATGAGCTCATGGGCGGAGCTTGCAACACGAACTATAGAAGAGAAGCTCCGGAACGCTGCAAAGGCTGTACCCGGTGTACTGGATGCCCGGATTGATGCACAGCATCCAAGAGGTCAGGGCACAGTGGATGTGATTGTCACAGGTGCAGCAGGAGAAGCTTCTCCGGAGCTGATAAGAAAGGTGGGTGAAGCCATTGAGCCGCTGAAGGGAAACTATGAGGACTATCTTGTGAAGTCCAGTGAAGTAGTGAGACAGGACTTTGAGCTTGTGATATACCTTGCTGAAGATGCGGCAACGGATGGAGTGGATGCACAGGCAACAAAACTCATTGAGGACATGATGGCTCTGACAAGGGGAGAAATGAATACCCTATACAGGGACAGCATCATCCAAGTGCTTAGTACAAAGATTGATAACTACAGGAAGACAGACATCTTGCAACCGTCTGATGACATGGTTCTTGAACAGGACAAGGTCATCATGGCAGGAGACATCAATGTGACTGTCCGGAACGTAGTACAGAGTGCAAGGGGGAAGGAGTGATGCCGCCATGATAGAGAACTTTATTGAATACATGTGGTATCTGCTCACTACTCCTCTGAAGAAGCTGAAGAAAGCACTGAATAAGTGGTACATCCTTTGCCGGGTGTTCGGCAAGAGGTTTGATGAAGCAAAGGAAGACATACTCCGGGCAAGGGATGAGGGAATGGTTGCTACATGCAGCCATGAAATGCTCCCGGTACATGGAGCTGATAGAAGGCTCACCCGGTATGAAGGAGAACATCCAGAGAACTTCCGCTCAAGGATAGCCATGTATGAGGAGATATGCAAGCTTGGAGGTACCAATGAGGGAGTGCTGCTTGCGGTGAGGACTCTTGGATATACTTCCCCGGTTCTTGTGAGAGCAAATGACCTGACAGGCTTTTCCCATTTCACACTTGATGGAAGTTGGCTCCTTGATGGGAGCCGGACATTGGAGTCTGATACCATTGAAAACAGATGGGCGGAGTTCTACATAGTAATTGTGATGGATGCGGATGAGGAGCATCCTATCAGTTTTGACATTATGCGGAAGACCGTCAGGAAGTGGAAAGAGGTGGGTGCAAAGGACAACTACTTCTTCAAGTATAACTTGAGCATCAGGCAGCCACACACAGGAAACTTCCTTGAGGTACTGTATAAGAAGCATCTGTTCTATTATGACTACAGGAAGCTTGATGGAATGTGGAAACTGGATGGGAGCTATATGCTTGATGCAGAGATGACTCCCGTTGGTACCCGGATAGGATACCGATATGAGAGCCTTTATGAGCTCCATGAAGCCGGGCTTGCAGTTATGGCATACAATTATGCCTGCCGGATGGTAGAGAGTGCCATCCTGAAGGCGACATACAGCTTCAGGATGTACTATTTTGAATACCTGAAGACAGATGGCTCATGGATAACAGATGGAAGCCATGTGGTGGATGCAGAGATGTCTCCAAGAGAAATGAGATGGAGCACAACATTCCACCATCAGCATGAAGAGGAGCTGCTCCTGAAGCAGCGGTACAGGATGCAGCCTTGTGAGGAGGAATACAGCATCAGGAAGACATTGGAGCGGTACCGGATGGTCATTGACTACTTTGATTATCTGAAGCTCAACGGGCTTTGGAAGCTGACAGGCTCCCGGCTCATGGATGCACAGAGGACAGAATACACCACCAAGCAGGCATACAGCTTTGGTGTAGAACATACAAGGGAGTTCAGGGTGATATGGCATGAAGAGCACAACCTCATCTTCCTTGATGGAACATGGAGCCTTGATGGTTCCAAGATAATAGATGCTTGGCAAAAAACGGAGGTATTGTAGAATGGCAACAAAAAGCGTGATAACCAAAATCAGAAGAAAAAAGATGGCTGAAGCAAGCCATACAACCGGAACGGTTGCAAAGATAACACACATTGCACTTGGTTCCGGCGGTGTCAATGCGGATGGTACCGTGATAGTACCACTTGCGGAGAATGTAGCATTGAAGAAAGAGGTGGTCAGAAAGCCTTATACTTCATCAACCAAGACTTCAGATACATCCTATGAGTACACCATCAAGCTTGAGGAAGATGAGCTTGTTGGTACATTCATCAGTGAGATGGCACTCATTGATGAGGATGGAGATGTGGTGGCGTTCTCTAATTTCCTTGCAAAAGGTAAGGATGAGACAGAGGTGACATTCACCATTGAAGACAACTATTAAGGAGGAAGAAGAAAATGGCAAATATAACAGCAGCAGAGCATCCGAAACTTGTCCTTGAGATGACAGCAATGGAGAGGACAACTCCGGCACACTATGATGAGTGGAATGTGAGACATCAGCAGCTCCTTGACAATGACAAATACCTCAATGAGCAGTTCATCAATGTCTTTTCTGACAGTGCAGCAGCTCATAATTCCATCTACAGAGGGAAGAATCTGACAAATGTGTATACGGTGGATGAAATATGTCAGCGTATCAGTGCAGGAACCTTTAAGGACTTGTATGTGGGTGATTATTTTGACATAAGCATCACTACAGACTTGGGTGGTGCCGAGACAGTCAGATGTATCTTGGCAGGCTTTGATGTATTTTGGAATAATGGAGATACAGCCTTCACAAAACATCATGCTGTGATTGTACCGAAGGACTGCTTCAAGACAAAATCAGTTATGAATGATACAAATGTGACAACAGGTGGGTATGTAGGCTCTAAGATGTATAAAACGGTTCTTCCTGTATATGCAGCAGCCTTGCAAACAGCATTAAATAATCATATACTTAGTCACAGAGAATTGCTGACAACAGCAGTATCTACAACAGGCAATTCAAACGCAGGAGCAGGCATCACAGGATATGCAAGCAACTGGGAGTGGAAGGATTGCTTAGTTAAACTTATGAGTGAGATACAGGTATATGGTTCCACAGTGCTTAGTTCATCATTCTATGATACAGGATGTGATAATATTCAGTTCCCGTTGTTCCGGTTAGCTCCTAACCTGAAGGTAGCAGGACTTGGACATAACGGAAGTAGATGGTGGTATTGGTTGAGTGCTGTGGTGTCGGCGGCG